TCCAACATGATAGTATTGAAAATAAGTTATACCTCCAGATGTAGTTGCTCCAGCACCTCCTTCATTAGCACCGGCGTTTATTTCTACAGTAGTTGTAGTAGGCACAGCATTAATCATAAATTTTTTATCACAAAAAGTTGTAGAAGAAAAATTAGAACCTGTAATAGCTGTAAAAGTAGATGCATCACCAAACAATATAATGTCTCCTACAGAAAAATTGTGTGCACTAGAAAATGTAAGAGTAACAGTTGGTTGTCCGTTAGTTGTGCTAAATGCGTTAGTGATAGCTGTGCCGGATGGATTAGTTAATGGATGTATGTCGTAGTATACTCCTCCAGAATATACATATAAAATTCTGTTTGTACCAATAGCTGAGTATTTAATACCTTCTTTATTAACCATGTGATGCAAACCTCTTGCAGCTCCAGTTAATTTTTTGTCTCCTAATTGAGACCAACCACCTATTTTTTCTGGTGTACCATATCTAAAACGTACATTTTCTCCACCTGTCCACTGTGATTCAGCGCCAGTAGATGTAACTTGTTTATTAAATCCTGGTAAAAAGCCTAGTTTTTGTAGCATAACTACCGCAGTATATAGGCTTTTTTCTATTTTAACAGTATTATTTTTTGATCATTTTTCCTATTTCGGGGAAATAAATATACTTTAATTTACTATTATCAAACAATTCTTTTAAATCTTGCATGGTTTCTACTAAAACTTCTCCTGGTAAATTTAAACTGGTGTTAATTAATATAGGAATATTAGTTACTTTATAAAATGCTTTAATTAAATTATAGTAATGCAAATTATTTTTTTTGCTTACAGTCTGTATTCTAGAATCATTATTTTTAGATAGACCTGTTTGTAAGACACCCTGTTTTTTTATTTTAAACACATACATCATATAAGGCGATTCTTCTATTGGCATCTCAAACCATTCTTTAGCTTTTTCTTTTAAAACAGAACAAGCAAATGGTCTAAACCATTCTCTTTTTTTAATTGCGTTTATTTTATCATAAGCTTTTTTATGTATTGGACTCATTAACAAAGATCTATTTCCTAGTCCTCTTTGACCTTGTTCACTTCTAGACTGAAAAATTGCAACCGGTTCTTCTAGTAAAATTTCAGCAACTTCATCAGGAGTTACACTATAGATCTTATGTTTTAAAAAAATATCTAAATTTAAATCTTGAGGTATACCAAGATATATTTCTTTGTTTTTTATCTTACCGCCAAGAAACATATTAGCTGCACCTATACTTATTCCAAAATCACCATTAAAAGGATCACAAAAAAGATTGTTAAATCTGTTTAATAACTTAGAGTTGTACAAAACATTTTGTGCACATCCTCCAGTAAAGTGTAAACTTTTTTTAAGATCCCATTGATCTATAAGTCTGGTCATATCCTCTTCAAAATTTTTTTGTATCTTAGCTGGTCTCTTATCATATAAACTCCACGCCATAGTTTTTCCGCAGTCTAAAGGGTGATTAAAATGTTTAGTAGTAAACTCTTCGTATCTATAACCAATCTGATTAGATTCTGTAGATATATGTTCTATCTTTTTATTAAAAAAATATAGACTTTCATTTTCAATACCGTTTCCATATTTTGCACCAGCTCCGTCACAAACTAAAATATTTTTAATTTTTTTATCCCAAGTCAAAGCACAATAAGCATGCAATAAATGATGATAGTAATGTTGATAATATATAATCTCTATGTCTTTACATTTACTTTCTTCTTTTAAAACATTAGTCCACACATCTATTGAAGAAGCTATATCTAAACAAGTGATAATAATTTTATCTATAGGTAAACTTTCTATAATTTTAATAATAGATTTTACGGGAAAGGTAGCGTGTTTAAATTTATTATATCTATCTAACTGTGTATGAAAGATAATTTTATTATTTTCAACATAAGTAACACACCCGTCGTGTGATGTATGAATAGTTAAAATATTCATTTATCTAATCTTCTACATTCTATTAGTGGATAACGTAACGCTTTATCGTTAAAAATTATTTTTTCAATAAATGTCACTAAAGTAAGTCTATCATCTTTAACATCTTTATCTAAAAAGTTTTCAGCTGAATGATGATGATGTGAATCAAATAATACTAATCTATTAAATATAGAATCAACTTTCATTACGGATTTAAAGTTATTATTATGTTTAGTTAATATATCTTTTTCATTTTTATTATAAGACTCTCCTTTATTAAACTTACGTTTTTCAACTATAGTGTTATCAGTGTCAAAAAAGTTTTTATTTTTCCATAAAGATGTTCCACAGTTTTTATGATCGCTAAGATATATAATACCTGTTATTTCAGATCCTACATCTTTATGAATCCAACCTGGGTTCATATGTCTTTTAGCAGATATTTTTTGAAAACAACTAGATGCGCTGTAATTAATTTTTCTAAAATCATTAGGATATAAAACGCTTAAAATTTTTAAATGAACATGATTAAAAAAATCATAATCTATTTCATGTAAAGCTTTAGTTCTTTCACCTGGCCATCTACCATCAGGATCTTTTTGATACTCTAGTTTAGTAGAAAAATCTTTAACCTTTTGTGGATCATCAAAAAAGTCATCAACAATTACTGTAGGATAAATCATAGTAAATTATAATTAATAATACATCTGTTGCTATTTACTGGTTGTTCTGCGGTATGCCAATACTTACCGTTAAAAACAACAACTCTACCTTGTTTGGGTTTAATCTTTTTTAGTATCTTTAATGATTTTTTATCTTCATATATTATTGTGTGAGCTTCGTTATCTAAAACATAATACAAAATAACTATGTGTTCAAACTCTAAATCAATATGTGGTGTATCTACAATATGTCTATCTTTAAGATTTAATGGTAATTGAAAAAACGATCTACCTTGTAATATTTCTGTAGCATTAATTTTTGCTTTTTTTAATGAGTTATTAATTATAGGTAAAACATGTTCATGAAAACTACTGTTTACTTTTCTGTCTATAACAAAATAATGTTTAAATGCTGGTCTAGATTGTTTTTTATTATCAGGATATGTAACATCCTCTGCAAAAAACCAAGGAAAGTTAACATCTAAAAGAGTATCTTTAATTATTTTTTGATGTTTTTTGCTAATAATATTATCAAACACATGTATTTTTTTTAACATTATCTTTTAAACCAAGAAGGAAGACCTAGATGTATACGCCCATCAAAAATATTATCTTTTGCTCCTGGTGTTTTACTATCATTATAATGTAAAAACACTTGCACACATTCTTTACCTTTAAATTTTTCTCTCCAATGTTCTAATTCACATCCTCGGTAAATTAACATGTCTCCTGGGTTAAGATTTACTTTTATACCTTTAGCTTTACTTTCTGTAGTAATATCTTTACCATCTGGTCTACCAACATTTTCTTTTGGGCTTAAATATATTGGCCAAGAATCACCACCTAAATTCATAGTAGTAGATATCTCACAACTAAATCTATCTTTATGTCTTTTAAGTTCATCACCTTTTTTATAAATTCTAGCATATGTATATGCAGGATATAATTTTAAACCTGTAGCTTTTTCCATTATAGGTTGACATTTTAACATTAAAGTTTCCATAGCAATGTCCGCGTAATGAGAATATGTATTAGGTATTTGTGCATCAGGTCCTTTTTCATATTCACCTAACAAATTTTCGTAAGGAGAGATATATCTTTTTTTAATACAAGTATCGTAAACTTGTTTTTTCATTAAAAAATAATTAAAAATAAATGTACACAAATCTTTATCAATAGTTTTTTTAATTATGGCGTATTTATTTTTTTTAAACATCTTTTGCCATTTCTTTTGGTATTGCTTGTATGTTCCAATGTATAAATCTAAAAGGTTCTATACCATAATCAACAAGAAACTCGTGTTCTAGATATCCTGGAAAGATAATTAAAGAACCTGGTCTAGGTCTGTAATTAATTAATTCATTTCCAAGATGAATTTTGTTATCTGTTTTCATTTTTAATTTAGTAGCTCTTGCACCAGATCTTGGATCATGAAATACAGGGAAAGAAGTTTTATTACTGCATTTTAAAAAATAAAAACCAGATACATGTTGATTCCAATGTATGTGTGCATTGTGGTGACCTCCTCCTTTTTTAGAAAACTCTTGAACCCACATTTCACTAAACAAAGTTGTATATTGAGACATATCAAAACCTTGATCATCTAAAAACTCCCAAGATTTTTGACCTATATAATTTCTTAAATCAATAAAATTATTATCTACTGTAAGAGGTGTTGAATGATAAGATCTTCCAAAATCACCAAATTGTTTAATATATTCTTTTTCTTTTTTTCTAGCTTGTTTTATATATTTGTCAGATGCTTTATTTAAAGATTTAACAAACTCTGGTTTATACTCTGCCCAAATAGGCGTATTAAAATGAAGTGTTTTTTCCATGTTATTTAAATGGATATCCTAGGTTCCACATAACCAGTGAATATCTTACTCCTTTCGTTATTGGTTTTACTCTATGCCATACAAATGAAGGAAATACAACAATAGATCCTTTAGGCAATATTTCTTTTGCTTTTTTTAAGTGTTTACTTTCTTCTCTAACGTGAGGATCATAGTTTCTAAAATCAAATTCTAGTTCTCCCCCTTCATATTCTGAACCATCTGTTAATTGTAAAGTCATAGATAGTTTTCTAATCTTACCATGATCGGGTGTATTTGGTTTATTGTAAGGTTTTTTCCAGCCATCATTATGCCAATCATAATATTGATTTAGTTTATATTTTGTAAATTGACAGACCTCCGATCTATCCCACTGAAAATTCCAACCAGCATTTTTATTTGCTTGATGTATGTAAGGTTGCACTTCTTTATATATCCAAGGTTCATTTAACCACACTAAGTCAGAGTTTCTTTTTCTTTTCATTTCTTTAATATCTGTTTTAGATAATTTTTTATCATCATAACCACCTATCATTGCTAAAGATTCTTTTTTAGACAAAGCATATTTTATAATATCATCACACACTCTTGGTGGAACAGCTGAAGTAAAATACCAATAAAAATTATTTAAATTCATAAAATAATTTCAAACCATCCTGTTGCAATATATTTTTCTTCTGTTGGAGAAACAATTCCTCTATGAGGATGTGTAAAGTCTGCAGGCCATATTAAAAGATCACCTTTTATCGCAGAAAAAGTTTTTTGTTGATAAGGAAACTCAGTGCCTCCTTTATCTTTTACAGTATTTAAATAAAGCATATAAACTAATTGTCTGCTACGATAATAAAAATTTCTTTCATAATGTAAATTAAAATAACCTGTATTAGCAGAATAATGTTGAATGTGATTTGTCATAGCTGTTTTCATTTTATTTTGCATATCATATTTAAGAACATATTCATTAACGTGTTTACTTAACGTTTTAAAAAAATTTATTATTTTTTTGTCCCTAGACGGATTAAAGAAATAAGCCTCTGTTGTATTATCAATATGTGGTTTTGGAAGTTTGTATTCTTTATTAGATTTATAATATTTTAATAAATCATCACAAATTTTTTTATTAACTTTATATTTCTCAATAAAATCAAATGTATTCATAAGTTATCGTCTGTATAAAATTTAAAGATTCTTTCTGTTTATTTATAATACTATACATATTAGTAGATGGAAACATAACAAAATTATTATAAGGTAACCCTATTGTCCAACTTCTACCTTTACGTCTATTATCA